TTAATCCCGTGAAGGTTCCGGAAAGTGATACACCAGAGATGGCACCCCCCGTAATAGCTACATCGTTCGCATTCTGAGTTGCGATTGTTCCAAGGCCAAGGTTAATCCGTGTTTGCGAGGGATCAGAAAAAGATGCCTTTGAAATTACAACAGAGCCAGTGCCATTTGGAGACAGTATGAGGTTACCGTTAGTGTTTAGAGTTGTAATGGTGTTTTCGTTGAACTGAATGTTTTCAACAGATACAGAACCCACACCAACCTTTAGGGCGGTAGCAACGCCAGTGCCGCTATAAACAACTTTTTCGGTAGCCTCTGGCCCACCGTCAATATGCAAAATCTGCCCGTACGTTGTGGCAATCGTCGAGCCTGTTAGAGTTACTGGCATCTTATTCTCCCGAACAGGGAGGGGCCGAAGCCCCTACCCTACTTACATCATGAGCAATCAACAACCAAAGCCCAGACACGGATAACGGCAGCATCGGCTGCGTTAACTGTAATCAGGTCAATGGTGTCAGCAGCAGAGTAATACTTACCAGCGCCGTAACCAACCAGCGTATTGGGAGCACCCTCTGCCAGAGCCAGAGCCGAAGCGTAAGAAGCAACAGTGTTGCCGTTTACGCCGTCAAGGTAGCCGTCAGTGTCGTCGCCGTCACCAACATCAAGGGTCAGCGTGCCACCCTCAGCGGTAGTAACATCAGCACCAACACGCAGTACCAATGACTTTGCGGGAATTGCCAGAGCAGGTACACCATCACCAGCGCCAACAGCAGTAGCACCAGCAGCAGTACGAGCAGCGGTAATTTTTGCAAAGTCCAGCGTGACTTCCATCAAAGTAGTGCGATCAAGCCCCTTAGCAGGGTACGCAGCTACGCCTTGGTTATAACCAAGGGCTTCAGTACGAATAGCCATTTCAATCTCCTAGAAAAGTGTGAACAAATGGGGGGTATTAACCCCCCATAAATTACGAGAACGAGATCACTGCTTGAGCAAGAGCTTCAGGCTTCACTACTTGGTAGCCATAAACTTGCAGGCCACGAATAATGTTACCGAAGGTAGACTCAGAGCGGATGGTTTCCATGTTCGTCATCTGCGATGCAAACGTGAAGCCCATCTTGTGACCGGCAACCACGCTGAACTTGCCAGAAGCATTGTTCAGGTTGTGGCTCACATAAACCGTGAAGCGGTCAATCATACCGAGGCGACCGTTACGGAGAATGGAGGTGGTATCACCAGACAGTGACGCGTCTTTGAGTTCAGACTTCTTGATCAAACCAGCCATCTTAGCGGGGATCACAACAAAGCGATCCTGCTCAGGACAGTTAGCCTCATCCAGAACCGTGCCCATGTCAACGAGCAAATCAACAACCGGGGTGGTCGTCGATGCGCCGTCTTTGGTAACGACTAAGGGAGAACCAGTGGTGCCAAGGTCGAAGTTACCGGTGATACGGCCTGCGTTCGCGCCTTTGTTCAAAGCGGAAATGCCGGGCAGGATATCGGTAAGAACGCGCTGGTCGATCTTGATCTTCATACGCTCAGAAGCGTCTTTTGACCAAGTGTCCATCAGAGCGATGTCGGACTGAACCTTATCCACATCGTCCTCGATACAGGCAAAGTACTCGCCCTTGTCGATAACGAGTTGCAGTTTTGGTTTGTCCGGATTTTCGACCTGAAGGGTTTGGCCCTTAACATAGGTCTTGATGGTGATTTCAGGAGTGGTACGGATATTAACCGTGTCACCCATCTGACGAATCTCACCTTCATAATCGGTGTTCGAGATAGCTGCTAAGACGGTAGCGTCATAGAAGTTCTCAATCAGTTTGCCCGACCAAATCTCGGGGATAAAGTTGCCGCTGTAATTCGGGCGGCCTCCGGCTACGGGAAATCCCATGATAAAACTCCTCTAATCAAGCGTTAACGGAAATGCGATTTTCTCGCTGTGCAGCGAAGATATCGCGTTCGATTCGGTCACGTTCTTGCTCTCGGCCTTTGTACTTACCTGAGCGAACATCATTAAAGAAAGCCTTGATGTCGTCCGGGGAATACGTCTTGCCTTTGTTAGCTGTCGGGGTTCCGGTACTCTTTGAGCGACCGGGTGCAACCTGACGTTCTAACTCAGAACCTGAAGCGCGACCAGTGGATTGAGCAACTACGGCTTGTCCAGTGGACTCCAGCCAAGTACGGAAAAATGCACCAACTCTGCGGGCATCTAATGCACGCTGAGCATCTTCTAAGTAAGTCTGACGGGTAATGCCAGTCAGCGGATCAATCTCAAGAAGCCATGTTTGGAACGCATCGCTATCGTTGACTTGTCGCCAATTGGGGATCATCCCAGTTAGATCAGCCCAGAACTGTTGTTCGGTATTCATAGCCTGCTTATGTGCAACCGCTTGAACCTGCGGAATCACATTAGTCTGCATTTGCCGAAGTAGGTTTTCAAGCTGCGCAAGGCGCTGTGCCACGGGGACTAACTCCTCGCGGGAAACCTTACGCATAACATCCAGCGACTCTCCGTATTCCTCAACATCTTTCTCAGAAACAAGTTTCTCAGTAGAAGATTGGGGCTGCTGGGAAGCCGACTGTTGTGCTGAAAGCGTAGCTAACAACTGTTCCATCTGGGCAAGACGCTGTGCTTGTTCACGAGTTTGATGGTGCAAACGGGGAACTTCAGCGTTGTACATACCTTGAAGGGTGCGCCACTTCTGAGCATAAGTCTCAGAATTGGGATCATCTTCCGGCACATTTCCACCTTCGGTTTTTTGCTCGGATACCGAAGATGCGGCAGCATCGTTCGACACAGAGTTCTCGTCGGCTCGTTGTGATGTTGTAGAAGAACTGTCGGGCGTAACAGTGCCATTGGCTGGAGGGGTTGCCTCGCCTGTGTTGTTGTCGCCGTTGAGTTGTTTATACAACTCCTGAACTGCCTCGGTCTGTTTGCGAATCTGCTCTGGAAGTGCCATGTTGAACGCTCCTATCGGTGTGCGTGATTAAAGAAAACGGCGAGTTTCATCATAACTTTGCCGCTAATGCAGGAGAATCTTTGGCGAAATTATAAATTTCACCCAACACCTGACAGCGCCCCTGATACACTGCCGGTTGATTAACCGCGTTTGGTAGTGATTCCAACTCGTGGCGATACCATCCTTCCAACCATTCCAGAAGTTCTGGGTGCTGGCGAATAGCAATACCAAGAGCCTTAATCACTTGTGGCTCAGGCTTGATCATGCTGCCCTCCCACTAGCGCGGCTTTGAACTGTGTTGGCTTCCATCCCACCTTTGGGCGAGCCGTCAGGCAACGCCGGAGTACCAGCCGCTTGTTGCTGCTGTTCAGCAGCAAGCATAGCCTTTGCTTGTATCCGACCCTGAAATTCAGCTTTCTCCCGAGATGGGACAACATCCTCCACAGGCATTTGCAACCCTTTAGCCACTTCGCGAAGAATCGCGGCGCGACCATCCTTACCAAGAATCTCGATGTCAATCGGATTGGCGGTTGCGTTAAGGAATTCGATGCGGCGCACGTTGACGGTTTCCTTGACTGCGAGGTTAATCGCACCCTTAGCAACCACTTCAGCGTCGCCCTTAATGGACTCATCCTCATCGTAGCGCATGTTGTAAACAAACTGGCGCAGCACGATGGGCTTCACAACATCTGTGTCAATGTGCATCACAACCTGACGGATGCCTTTACCTGCGGCACCCATAAGCATAGACAGACCTGAGGAGGTGCGACCCGCACCCTGCACATTCAGATCGCCGTAGACATACGCCGGGATACCGGAGTGGTCATCAGCCAGTCGGCTGAACTTCTCATAGACCGCCACCAGTTCATTGGCACGCGAGTCAGGCTGGCTAAAGCGCACAGCAGGCGCAGTTGATCCAACAGGATCGTTAACCGTCTGCCAGATTTTCCACGGATGCAACTGAGTAATATCCTCGTTAGGAGGAATACGCTCAAGGTTAACTTCTACTTGCGGGCCACTAGAGATGCCCATATTGTTGACAAGCGCTCGCGCAGCCGCGTTGCAAACTCCTTGCAGGTCTTCAATAATTTCTGGAATACCTTTACCCCAAAAAGCACCGGGGCACTTGATAAAAGACGTTTTAGCATAAGGTTTCTCCCCAAGAGGATCGTAGTTCAACACAGCCTTGATGACGTAGTTACCTACTAGCCACACGTTTGCGTCGTACTCACGCGTCTCATCAGGGACATCTTCTTCAGATAATCCCCACTCGATAAGCATCTTACCGCTTACTTTGCCCCAGAACTCTAGGCAATCAAACTCAGTTGTTGGTCGCATGTAGGAGTAGAACTTGCGCTCCTCCTCGTCTTTAAGCAACTCAACATCTTCACTGATCCAAGACTGGCCGTTGCCAATGTCAAGGACTTTACGAATCGC